GAGAATTATAATAATTTCTCTGATGACAATAGTTATGATGATAGATTTGATAGTTTCGAGGAAGCCTATGATAACCGTAGATATGTACCTGAAAAATTGAATGATACTGTAGAGCGTAAGAAAAACTATTATGATAGTCTTGCGACTCTTGATCCTCAAGGTGAAATATTTATGACAGTTAAGGGACCCGTTCATGTTAGAAAGAACAAGAAACCGTCACTTCCACCCAATAAGAAAATTGATGAACCACTTCTAAGGAACAAAATTAGAAGGGCAAGAAAACCCGTTCATGCTGATAAAAATGTAATACTTAGCTTTTTAAAAGAGGCTCAACAAAAGTATTCCAAGGCGGCTCCCACTGCGCTTAAAAAGCAGTCGTTTGAGACCAACGCCCTGGCAGCAGGTGTTTATCGATTTTATCGAATTGAAGGAGATAAAACAACGTATTTGTGCTCTGGCACACACATTGGTAATAAAATGTGGATTGTTTTACACTCTCTCTCTGAAGACACATCCGTGAATTATAGAGCGGTCAATCATGTACACACGTTTGACTTTAAAGGCTCTGATGTAAGTGTTTTTGGAGAACATATGGCAACATTTCCTGTAAATGGACATCCCTCACCTTTTAAAGGCACAAAGCTTAAGGTTATGGAAGATGCACAAATTGTTACTGTTTTTGGTTATGGAAATGGCCTTAAAGGCAATCCTGATTCAGTTACTGGATTTGCATCTCCTTTAGGATGGTGTAATGCAAAGACCCGCGATGGTGATTGCGCATCACCTGTTTTAGACAGTGATGGCAACGTCGTGGGCTTTTGGACCCATGGAAATGGAGTTGATTTTGGAAGGTTTGAACCTGTAACCCCGGAGTTAATAACATATGCAAAGAGTGGTCTAGAACACGTACATTGTGGTCTGGATTTTCTCAACCGCCCCCACTCCCTCTGAATTTGGTAGAGATAGAGAAGCCCTTTTGGGCTAGGTACCCTGAACGTTATACACAACGTGGTGAAGTACCTTTGTTCCACGCAAGTGGGTCTCTTTCCATTGATCATGAAAAATGGATTTCAGATGATTATTTTGAGTTGGTAGGAAGTATTAACCGTTTTCCTAGATATACGAATAAGAGAATGGTTGATCCGCAAGTGAAAATGTTTCTTGATGAACACGGCCTGGAGATCAATCCGGGATGGGGATTGCCAGTCCCCAATCAAGAAGCTGCTTATAAATCTTTAGCTAAGTATGGAAAAGCAACTGTAGTTATGAAACAAGATGATGTTGCAGCGCTGAATGAAGCCTGGCATTATATGTCTGACCACTTTTATCCGTATATGAAAGATAGCGAAGTTATATCACTTGACGCCGCAGTTAAACGAGCAGACCGCAGTACGAGCAGTGGCTGTCCCTTTAATCAAGAGTTTACTAAGAAAGGAGATCTTTTTGATAATGATCCCGAGATTATGGCTTGGTTGGAGGGTGATTGGAAATTATTGGCTGAAGATCCTTTATGGACCACCATATTTTCATCATCGTTAAAAGAGGAATTAAGACTCGACGAGAAAATAGCGGAAAACTCCCAGCGTACTTTTGCTGCAGGAGCTACAGATGCGACGATACATGGAACGCGTCTTTTTGTTGATATGAATGAAAAGATGTATGCAAGCCATTTGAAAACGTCCTCTGCTGTTGGAATGTCACCTCTTAAAGGGAATTGGGATAAGTTGTATCAGAAGCTTAATATATTTAGAAATGGATATGCTTTGGATGAATCTCAATATGACTCGTCTCTAAGAGCGTTTTTGATGTGGGGTTGTGCACGATTTAGATGGCAGTGTTTAGCTGAGAAGGATAAAACCCAAGCTAACTTGCAACGAATTAAAACCTATTATCGGAACCTAGTTAATACTCTCTTATTGACACCTGAAGGAATCTTGCTGCTCAAGAAACTTGGTAATCCCTCAGGTTCGGTAAACACAGTTACAGACAATACGTTAATATTGTACTGGATACTTGCTTATGCGTGGATAAAAACAGCTCCAAAAGAAGTTAGAAATTTCACCGATTTTGAATTACACACGGCGAAAGCCCTGTTAGGTGATGACAATACTTGGACTGTATCGGATTTCGCACACACTTTTTA